GTGGACGTCAGCATTCCGCCCACCCATAAGACCGGCGTCATCGAAAGACCGATGGAAATTCTAGGTTTTCAGCTCGGCGAGGACACGGCAAAGCACGTAGTACTTGTCAAGACCACGGTGCTTGACGCGTCCAGCTTCTTCAACGAAGTGGCAAGCTCCGTCTCCAAGAGATCCGCACCCTCTCGGACGTTCATCTTCATTCACGGCTACAACGTCGGCTTCTCCGACGCCGCGCTCCGCGCCGCACAGCTTGCAGTTGATCTCGATCCGGAGGCGCAGCCGGTCTTCTACAGTTGGCCGTCGCAGGGCTCGACGGCGCAATACACCGTCGACGAGCAAAACATTGAATGGTCAGAGCCAAATCTGCGGAAGTTTCTCGAGCTTTACGCGGACAAGAGTAAGTCGCAGGAGATCGTGGTCATTGCGCACAGCATGGGCACGCGAGCAGCGACGCGCGCGCTTTCGGCAGTTCTGGAGCGTCGCGCCGACCTACGACCGCGATTCAAGCAACTTATTCTCGCGGCGCCGGACATTGACGCGCAAGTCTTTGTTCGCGACCTGATGCCTGCATACAAGGCGATGAGCGCCCCCGTCACTCTCTACGCATCGTCTAAGGACAAGGCGCTGCTTGCGTCCAAGCAAGTTCACGGATTCGCGCGGGCGGGCGAGAGTGGCCCGAACCTCGTCATCTGCCCCGGACTCGAAACGATCGATGCCTCGAACATCGACACCGACTTTCTGGCCCATTCGTACGCGGTCGGCACGCGGCCGCTGCTCACCGACATGGTCTTGATCGTGAAGGAACACATGCCGGCAAGTCGGCGGCCAAGTCTCGACACTGTCAGCTCCAACGAAGGCCCGCAATACTGGCGCTTCAGGCCTTGAGCGAACGAACGAATCGCTGACTGGATTCGGATAGGGTCTCTGACTTCTGGAATCTTCCCATGTGGAAGTAGGTTCGACAAGGCAATTGAGGTGCGGGAACGGCGCCTGCTCGGCACCATCACCGCATGGTCGACCAGGGAGCAAGCAACGCGGAAATCATCCGCTGCATCGAAAACATCATCCGAGCGGGAAGCGTTGCCCAGGTCGACCATCCCTCCGCCCGTTGCCGCGTCACTTCCGGCGGCCTGACCTCCAACTGGCTCCCCTGGCTCTCCTTCCGCGCCGGTGACATCCGCCACTGGTCGCCGCCCTCGGTGGGCGAGCAGTGCCTGCTCCTATCCCCCGGCGGCGACATCGCCTCGGCCTTCGTCCTGGTCGGCATCTTCAGCGAGGCCCTGCCCGCCAACGGCAGCACCGCCGACGTCGAGCGCACCACCTACCCCGATGGCGCCGTCATCGAGTACGACCACGCCGCCCACGCGCTGACTGCCACCTTGCCCGCCGGCGGCACCGTCGACATCACCGCGCCGGCCTCGATCGCCGTCCACTGCCAGACCGCCGAAGTCACCGCCAGCGACAGCGCCACCGTCCATTCGCAGCAGATCACCCTCGACGCCCCAGAAACCATCGTCACCGGCGAGCTGAAGGTGGGCGGCCTGCTCACCTACGCCGCCGGCATGGTCGGCAGCGGCGGCGCATCTGGCGGCGCGGTCGCAGTCATCGACGGCCCGATGGAGATCCGCAACGGCAACATCACCCTGCCCAGCAACGACGTCATCGCCAACGGCATCAGCCTGACCGGCCACGCCCACGACAAGGTCACCAAGGGCGGCGACACCTCAGGCGGCCCGGTATGAGCGGCATGGACCGCATCACCGGCCGCGCGATCGACGGCGTCGAGCACCTGCGCCAGAGCATCGCCGACATCCTCGGCACGCCTATCGGCAGCCGCATCATGCGGCGCAGCTACGGCAGCCAGCTGCCCGAGCTGATCGACGCGCCCGACAACGGCATCACCCGCGTGCGCGCCTATTCCGCCATCGCGGGCGCCCTCATGAAATGGGAGCCGCGCCTGCGCCTGTCGCGCGTGCAGATGTTCAGCGGCAGCCGCCCCGGCCAGGTCGTGCTCGACATCGAAGGCATCTACACGCCGCCCGGTGTTGCCACCAGCGTGCTCGCCCTGCGCGTCCCGGTTCAGATGAGGGCCGCCGCATGAGCATGGATCTGACCCTGCTGCCGCCACCCAAGGTCATCGAGCAGCTCGACTACGAGACCATCCTGGCCGGCCTGCTCACCCGCTTCCGCTCGAAGCTGCCGGAGCACACGCTGCTGCTCGAATCTGACCCGGCCATGAAACTGCTGGAGCTGATGGCCTGGCAGGAGCTGGTCATGCGCCAGCGCATCAACGACGCCGCCCGCGCCAGCCTGCTGGCCTACGCGATCGGCGCCGACCTCGACCACCTGGCCGCTAACCTCGGCGTCGAGCGCCTGGTCGTCACGCCGTCCGATCCCGACGCATCGCCGCCGGTCGCAGCCGTCATGGAGCAAGACGATCGGCTACGCGAGCGCGCCCAGGCCGCGCTGGAAGGCCTCAGCACCGCCGGTTCCCGCGAGAGCTATCGCTTCCATGCCATGACCGCCGACGCCCACGTGGCCGACGCCGGCGTCGACAGTCCCGACCCCGGCAGCGGCCGGGTGCGCGTCACCCTGCTGGCCGACAACGCAAGCGGTATCGCGGACGATGCGCTGCTCGCCACCGTGCGCAACGCGCTCAGCGCCGAGCACGTGCGCCCCCTGTGCGACCTGGTGACGGTGCAGCCGGCCAGCATGGTCGACGCCGACATCACGGCGGTGCTGCATCGCGGCAGTGGCCCGGCCGGCGAAGTCGCCGCTGCCGCCGCACGCGCAGCACTCGACGCGTGGCTGCCCAAGGTCCGCCGACTCGGCGCCGGCCTGCCGCGCTCGGGCATCGACGCCGCGCTGCACCAGCCCGGCATCGACCGCGTCGAGTTGATCGCGCCAGCGGCGGACATCCTCTGCGATGCCACCCAGTGCGTGCGGGTGCAGCGCATCACCATCACCGAGGCCGTCACCCATGACTGACGACGCCCGCCTGCTGCCGCCCAATCGCACGTCGATGGAATCCGCGCTCGCCGCGGCCTCCACGCTCGCGCTCGACACCGATGGCCTGCGCCATCTCTGGAGCGCGCGCGATTGCCAGGCCGACGCCCTGCCCTGGCTGTCGTGGACCCTGACCGTCGAAGGCTGGAGCGATGCCCGCAGCGAAGAAGCGCGCCGCGCCGTCATCCTCGACAGCATCAACATCCATCGCCGCAAGGGCACGCCCTGGGCCATCCGCGCGCTGCTTCGCGCGCTGGGCTTCGGCGAGGTGACCATCATCGAGCGCGTGGGCGGCTTCCGCCATGACGGCGTCATCGCGCGCAATGGCGAATACGCCCGCGCTCCGCTCGCCGCGACCTGGGCCACCTACCGCATCGTGCTCGAGCGGCCCGTTACCAACGCCCAGGCCGCGCGCATCCGCGCCCTGCTCCCATCCGTCGCGCCAGCGCGCTGCCACTGCATCGGCCTGCGCTACGCCGCCGTCGCCAGCAGCCACAACGGCGCCATGCGGCGCGACGGTTCCTTCAACCGCGGCAGCGCCTAGACAGAAGAGACTTCATGGCAAACCTCATCGAAACCGATGCCTGGGAAGACGGCATCTACCAGTGGGAAGAAGACGATCCCGTGCTCGGCGGCCCGAGCGGCATCGACAACGTGCCGCCGCGCCAGCTCGCCAACCGCACGCGCTACCAGCGCCTGCGCAACATCACGCCCTGGGTGCCCGGCTTCGACTATCCGGCCGGCGCCTTCGTCACGCGCGGCGGCACCACCTGGAAGAGCCTGGTGCCAAGCGTCGGCGTCGAGCCTGGCACGGACGCCGTTCGCTGGATGCGCTGGGGCTACACGGCAAAGGAGATCGCCGCGCTGCTCGACGACTCCACCGCGCTGCACGAAAAGAAAGCCGACCCGCATCCGGTCTACGCCTTCAGGGATGGCTTCGATACCGTGCCGACCAAGTACGCGGGCCAGGTGATCACCGTCACCGAGCCACACCTGCGCCAGATGGTCTGGAGCAGCACGCGCTACGTGCGCGCGCCGTGGAATCAGCCCGGCATGGTGCTCTACAGCTACGACAACCCGGCCACGATTTCAGGCTATCTGCCCATTCGTGGCGACGTGAGCTACATCCAGAGCAACTACCCCGACCTGGTGGCCCGGCTCGGCTTGTCGGGCGTCGGCATCTTCACGCTGGTCGAGCTGCGCGGCGAGTTCATTCGCTGCCTGGACAACGGCCGCGGCGTGGATGCAGGCCGCGGGCTGCGCACGGCGCAGGCCGGCGACAACCAATCGCATGCCCACGCCGTCGCAGATCCGAGCCACAACCACTACGTCAACGATCCGGCCCACGCGCATGGCGCCTGGACCGATGCGCAAGGCGCGCACAGCCACGGCGGCTATCCGATCCCGCTCTACGGCGGCGACAACGACCGCGGGTCGGCCGGTTCGGTCTTCAGCATCGACAACGCCGTTGCCATCCCGGTGGACGGCCACCACGGCCACAACGTCGGCGTCGCGGCATCCGGCACCGGCATCTGGTTGAACGGCAGCGGCACGGGCATCGGCATCCATGCATCCGGCTCCGAGGCTCGCCCGCGCAACGTCGCGCTGCCCGCCTGGGTCAGCTACTGAAAGCGGACATGACCAAGCTCATCTACCTCATCGACCCCGAGTCGCGCACCTACATCGGCACCGCGCCGCACCCGCTCGACCCTGTCGAGACCGAGCGCGCCGGCAAGCCCGTCTATGCCCTGCTCAACCCGGCCGTCGCCACCGACCAGGCGCCGCCGCCCGTGCCCGCCGGCATGCGTGCCGTGATGCGGGACGCCAGCTGGACGCTGGAGCCCGTCCCCGCACCCCCGCCGCCGCCCCCTGCGCCGGCACCCAAGCCCGCCCCCGCGCCGCCACCGCCACCGCCCGAGCCAAGCTTCGAGGAGCGCCTGGCAGCCCTGCGCGCCTACGTGCAGGACTACCTCGACGCCATCTCGCGCGCCTACGGCTACGACGACATGAAAACCGCCGTCACCTATGCCGAGGAGCCCGCGGTGCCCAAGTTCCAGCGCGAAGGCCGCGCCCTGCGCGCCTGGCGCTCCAAGGTCTGGCAGGCCTGCTACGACCTGCTCGCGGCCGTGGTCGCCGGCGAGGCACCCGAGCCCAAGCCCGAGCAGCTGGCGGACCTGCTGCCGCGCTTCGATCCATCGTCGGCCGATGAGCCGACGCCCGAACCGGAGTCGGCGGACAAGCCGGTCCCGGACATGCAACAGCCCGCAGCCGCCTGACGCCACAAGCCAAGGCAAACCAAGCCAAGCCAAGCCAAGCCAAGCCATCACCGCATCCCAGGAGAACCCATGTCCCTCACCGACTACCACCACGGCGTCCGCGTCCTCGAACTGACAGAGGGCACGCGCCCGATCCGCCTCATCCAGACCTCGGTCATCGGCCTCATCGCCACCGGGCCCGATGCCGACCCGCTCACCTTCCCGCTCGATACGCCGGTGCTCATCACCAACGTCCACACCGCCATCGGCAATGCCGGCATCAGCGGCACGCTCGCGCGCAGCCTGCGGGCCATCGCCGACCAGGCGCGGCCCATCACGGTCGTCGTGCGCGTCGAACAGGGCCCGGACGAGGCCGCGACCACCACCAACGTGCTCGGCACCGTCACCCCGCAGGGCAGGAAGACCGGCATGAAGGCGCTGCTCTCGGCCCAGGCCGCGCTGGGCATCAAGCCGCGCATCCTCGGCGCGCCGGGCCTGGACACGCAGCCGGTGGCCGCCGGCCTGGCCAGCATCGCGCAGGAGCTGCGCGCCTTCGCCTATGTCAGCGCCTGGGGCTGCGAGCAGATCCAGGACGCCACCGCCTACCGCAAGCAGTTCGGCGCGCGCGAGCTGATGGTGATCTACCCCAACTTCCAGGATGGACGGGGGCTCGCAGGGTTGATGGACGACGCCCCGGCCGTCGCCTACGCGCTCGGCCTGCGCGCCAAGATCGACAACGAGACCGGCTGGCACAAGACGCTCTCGAACGTCGCGGTCAACGGCGCCATCGGCCTCACGCGCGACATCTACTGGGACCTGCAGAACCCCGACACCGATGCCGGCGTGCTCAACCGCGGCGACGTCACCACCCTCATCAACAACAACGGCTACCGCTTCTGGGGCAGCCGCACCTGCAGCGACGATCCGCTGTTCGCCTTCGAGAGCGCGACCCGCACCGCGCAGGTGCTGGCCGACAGCATCGCCGAGGCGCACATGTGGGCCGTCGACAAGCCCATGCACCCGAGCATCGTCAAGGACATCCTCGAAGGCGTGAACGCCAAGTTCCGCGAGCTGAAGGCCGGCGGCTACATCCTCGACGGCTCGGCCTGGTACGACGAAGAGATCAACCAGAAGCAATCGCTCAAGAGCGGCAAGCTGGTCATCGACTACGACTACACCCCGATCCCGCCGATCGAGGACCTGACCTTCCGCCAGCGCATCACCGATCGCTACTTCGCCGACTTCGCCGAGCGCGTCGCCGCGGCTTGAACGGCCGAGCGCCGCCCACCCTGAACACCCGAGGAACGCACCATGTCCCTGCCCCGCAAGCTCAAGAACTTCACCCTCTTCAACGACGGCCGCGCCTACCTGGGCGAAGTGCCCGAGGTCACGCTGCCCAAGCTCACCCGCAAGACCGAGGACTACCGCGCCGGCGGCATGAACGGCCCCATCAAGGAAGACCTCGGCATGGAGGGCCTGGAGATGCAATGGACCGCCGCCGGCTACCTGCGCGACCTCTTCGGCCAATGGGGCGCGCGCAAGCACGACGGCGTGCTGCTGCGCTTCGCCGGCGCCCTGCAGGACGCCGGCACCGGCAACGTCGGCGCGCTCGAAGTCGTCGTGCGCGGCCGGCACACCGAGATCGACCCCGGCACCAGCAAGGCCGGCGACCTGACCGAGCTGAAGATCACCAGCGCGCTCAGCTACTACAAGCTGAGCATCGACGGCGTCGTGGCCGTCGAGATCGACCTGGTCAACATGGTCGAGATCGTCAACGGCTACGACCTGATGGCGGACGTGCGCGCCGCCATGGGCATCTGAGCATCACTTCAACCACCAACCCCGAGACCCAGCACATGGACCACCAGCATCAATCCGAATTCCTCCGCCCCGGTGATGGCGCACACGCCCACCCGATCTTCGCTAGCACCGGCGAACACATGCACAACGTCGGCATTGCGCCTCGCTCGCAGCCGACAGCCGCTCCGGCGCTCGTCGACGACAACACCGTCACCCTCGACACGCCGATCCGCCGCGGCGACACCACCATCGCCCAGATCACCCTGCGCCGCCCCAAGGCCGGCGAGCTGCGCGGCATCGCCCTCACCGACCTGCTGCAGCTCGACGTGACCGCCCTGCAGACCGTGCTGCCGCGCATCAGCGCGCCGACGCTGCTCAAGCAGGATGTGGCCGAGCTCGACCCGGCCGACCTGGTGCAGCTCGGCACCCGGGTTGCGGGTTTTTTGCTGCCGAGATCGGCGCTGGCGGACGGATCCCCGAGCGCGTAGAGGATGCGATGGCCGATCTCGCCGTGGTCTTCCACTGGTCGCCTGCCGACATGCACGACTTCGACCTGGACGAACTCATGGCCTGGCGAGAGCGGGCGCGCGAGCGGTCGCAGGCAGAGGAATAGTCCTATGATCGCCGCACATGTTCACTACCTCGATCGTCTGCATCCTCACCATGCTGGCCCTGGCCGCCATGGTCGGCCTGGTGCTGTTCCCGTTCGCCATGCTGTCTGGCCAGTGGGCACATCGCAGCGCGAAGGAGCACGCCGCCAAGGCCGCCGAGATCGAGGCGCTGCTGGCCGACAGCTGATCTGCACCGGAGGCGCCCGTGGCCTCCAATGACCTGCGGCTGCAGGTCGTCCTGCAGGCGCTCGACAACGCCACCGCTCCACTGCGTCGGATCAACAAAGCCAGTGGCGATACCGCGCAAGCGCTGAAGGCGGCGCGCGACAAGCTCAAGGTGCTCAACGAGCAGCAGAAGGCGGTCGGCGCGTTCCGCGAGGTGCGCAATGGCTTGCAGGGCACCTCGACCGCGCTGGCGTCGGCGCAGGCGCGTGTGCAGCAACTCGCGCGCCAGATCGGCGCCACGGGGGCCCCCACCAAGGCCATGGCGGCGGAGTTCAAGGCTGCAAGGCAACACGCCGCCGCGCTGGGCGCCACATTCCAGCAGCAGCAGCAGAAGGCTCAGCGGCTGCGCGACGAGCTGGCCGCAGTGGGCATCTCCACGTCTGCCCTCGGTGGCCACGAAAAGCGGTTGCGCGCCGACATCCAATCGACCACCCAGGCCATCGCTGATCAGACGGCGCGGCTCAAGGCCCAGGCCATCACGCAGAAGCGCATCGCGGATCTCAAGGCCAGGCACGGCAAGACCATGATGCATGCCGCCATGGTCGGTGGCGGCGGCGCCGCTGCCATCGGCGCGGGCCGCGCCATCGCCCGCCCCATGGGGAGCGTCGTGGGCGCCTTCGCCGATCGCGAGGAAGCTCAGTCCCAACTCGCCTCCTCGATGATGCGGGCCGACGGCAGCGCGCCAGAGGAACTTCAGAAGCTCACCGAGTTGGCAACGCGCCTCGGCGACAAGCTGCCCGGCACGACGGCCGACTTCCAGAACATGATGACGATGCTCGTGCGCCAGGGCATGAGCGCGAAGACCATCCTGGGCGGCCTGGGCGAATCGGCAGCGTTTCTTGGCGTGCAACTCAAGATGTCCGCTACCGAGGCAGCGGAATTCGCCGCCAAGATGCAAGACTCGACCCGCACCGCCGAGCGCGACATGATGGGCCTCATGGACGTCATCCAGCGCACGTTCTACCTCGGCGTCGACCCCAAGAACATGCTGCAGGGCTTCACCAAGCTCTCGCCGCTGCTCACGGTGCTGCGCAAGGACGGCCTCGGCGCCGCGCAGGACTTGGCGCCGCTGCTGGTCATGATGGACCAGACCGGCATGGCGGGCGAGTCCGCCGGCAATGCCATTCGCAAGGTGTTCCAGGCCGGCGTGGATGCCAAGAAGATCGGCAAGGCCAACGCAGCGCTGAAGGACATGAAGGCCGGCTTCGAACTCGACTTCACCGACGGCCAGGGCGAGTTCGGCAGCATTGACCAGATGTTCGCCCAGATCGACAAGTTGAAGGCGCTCGATAGCGTCGAGCGCACCAGCGTCGTGAAGACCCTGTTCGGCGACGACGCCGAGACGCTGCAGGTGCTCAACACCCTCATGGCGAAGGGCAAGGCAGGCTACGACGAGATCATCGCCAAGATGCAGGCCCAGGCCGATCTGCGCAAGCGCGTCGAGGCCGAGCTGGGCACGCTCAAGAACGTCGCGGAGGCCGCCGAGGGCAGCTTTACCAACGCGCTGTCCGACATAGGCGCCACCGCAGCGCCACAGCTCAAGGAATTGCTCACCTGGCTCGGGGAGCTGGCGACCAAGGTCGGCGACTTCGCCCGTGAAAATCCGAGGCTCACCTCGACCCTCGTCATTGCCGCAGGCGCCTTGGCGGTGTTCGCAACGGCCGGCGGCGCGCTGGCGCTCGGCCTCGCCGGCATCCTGGGGCCCATGCTCGCATTTCGCTTCGGATTGCAGATGCTCGGCCTGAAGGGCGGCGTGGTGGCGAACTCGATCAAGCTGGTCGGCAACGCCTTCAAGTTCCTTGGCAAAGCGATGCTCGCCAACCCGCTCTTCCTGGCCATCGGACTCCTGGCCCTGGCGGCGATCCTGATCTACAGCAACTGGGAAGGCATCAAGGGCGGACTGCTCGCGATCTGGGACGAGCTCGGCGGCTCATTCACCGCTGTTCTGGGCAATATCCTCAAAGCCATCCTCGACTGGTCGCCGCTGGGCATGTTTTACAGGGCGCTTGCGCCAGTGCTGAACTGGTTTGGCCTCGAACTTCCGGCTACCTTCACCGGCTTAGGCGCGCAGCTGATCAAAGGCTTGATCAATGGCATCGACGGCATGTTCCCCGGCTTCAAATCCACGGTCATGGGATTCGCCGACGGCGCCATCACCTGGTTCAAGGAAGCGCTCGGCATCAAAAGCCCGAGCCGCGTCTTCATGCTGGCCGGCGAAGAGATCAGCAACGGCGCCGCGATCGGCATCGCCGGCCAGCAGGACCGCGTGCGCAAGGCCGCGCTCGGCCTGGCCGGCGCTGCAGCCGCGGCCTTGCCTATGGTGGCCGGCGCCGGCACCGGCGGCATGCTCTTCGACAGCCGACCGCCGATCGGCGCTGCAGCCGCTGCGCCTCGATCCGCCGCGGCGGCCGCCGGCGACACCATCACGTTCAACATCCACGCCGCCCCCGGCGCGGATGCGCAAGCCATCGCCCGCGCCGTCCGCGCCGAGATGGACCGCCGCGACCGCGAGAAACGCGCCCGCATGTCGTCCTCGCTGGCCGACATCGACTGACCCGCACCGCACCCCAGGGAGCCCACCACCATGATGATGGCCTTCGGCCAGTTCGTTTTCAGCCTCGATACGCTGGCCTACCAAGACCTGCAGCGCCAGACCAGCTGGAGGCACCCCAGCAACAGCCGTGTCGGCGCGCGGCCGGCGCGGCAATACGTCGGCCCCGGCGACGAGAGCATGAACCTGAACGGCCTGCTGCTGCCCGACTTCGCCGGCGACGCCGGCACCCTCGACGAGCTGCGCGCCATGGGCGCCGAGGGCGCTGCCTGGCCGCTGGTCGACGGCACCGGCATCGTCTACGGCCAGTTCGTCATCGAGTCGCTCAACGAGACCCGCACCCTCTTCTATCGCGATGGCGCCGCGCGCCGCATCGAGTTCCAGCTGCAGCTCGCGCGCGTGGACGATGACCGGGTCGATGCGATCGGCCACGGCAGCGTGGCAGGCCCGGGTGAGGCCTGACCATGCAAGACCAGATCCCGCGCCACCCGCAACCCAGCTACCGCATCCAGCTCGACGGCCGCGACATTACCCCGGCGATCGACGCGCGGCTGATCAGCCTGACGCTGACCGAATGCCGCGGCGATGAAGCCGACCAGCTCGACATCTGCCTGGACGACAGCGATGGCGCGCTGGAGATCCCGCGCAAGGGCGTCACCCTGTCGCTCGCGATCGGCTGGGCCGGCCAGGCGCTGGTCGACAAGGGCACCTTCGTCGTCGACGAGGCCGAGCACAGCGGCGCGCCCGACCAGGTGTCGCTGCGCGCCCGCAGCGCCGAGCTGGGCAAGCAGCTGCGCGACCGCAAGGAACAGAGCTGGCACCAGACCACGCTGGGCGAGATCCTCACCGCCATCGCCGCGCGCAACAGCCTGCAGCCGCGGGTCGACGCCCGCCTGGCCGCGCGGGCCGTTGCCCACATCGACCAGACCAACGAGAGCGATGTGAATTTCGTGACGCGCCTGGCCAAGCGCTACGACGCGGTGGCGACCGTGAAGAAGGGCATGCTGCTGTTCCTGCCGATCAACGGCACCACGACCAGCCGAGGCGATGCGCTGCCCGTGGTCGAGATCACGCGCCGAGATGGCGACAGCCACCGCTATCACACCAGCGACCGCGATGCGTACAGCGGCGTGCGGGCCTACTGGCACGATCCGAAGCAGTCCAACCGCCGCAGTGTGCTGGTGGGCCAGAGCGGCAATGCCAAGCGATTGCACGAGAGCTTTGCCACCGAGGCCGATGCGATGGCGGCGGCGCAGGCGGAGTGGCAGCGTATCCAGCGCGGCGCGGCCACATTCGAGCTGACGATGGCGCTGGGTGAGCCGACGCTGGCGCCGCAGTCACCTGTGCGCGTGCGCGGCTACAAGGCGGTGATCGACGGCATGGAATGGCTTGCGACCAAGACAACGCACAGCTTTGGGGATGGCGGGTATACGTCCCGGGTCGAGCTTGAAGTGGCTGGAGCTGGCGGCGAGGAAGTCGCCGGCGACGCTGATTGAGCGACCGCTACTGGCCGTCTTGTGCCGGTCAGGACGACACCGGAAACGACAGCGCCACTCGCACAGCGTCGTCGATAAACCCTTCGGCTGGCTGGTTGTGCGGCGACCCTTTGCTCGTCCAGTATCTCAGCGCGGTATCGCCCCGCAGCACGTTACGGACCTTGGAGGTCAGCGGCTGCCGAAGGTGGACCACCTCATCAACTTTTTCCCATCCTGCCGTGGTCTGGACGACTTCGTTTCCATCGGCGAGCGCGAGGTCGATGCTGCGTTGGATGGCCGCTGAGTAATGCATTCGGGTGTTGTTCGTGAAGGTCTGGTTGTGACCGATAGCAGACCTCGTAAGTCACTAGATGGCTGGCTCGATTCTTGACCTCCCGGCCGCGATGCAAATACTTGAGCAGCCATTGTCCGAAATCTCGATCCGGTGCCCGAGTTCAGTCCATATACCCCAGGTCCCGCAAGTCGGAGCGGACTGCGGCCCGGTCGGCTGAGTGAAGCGGAAGATTGACCATCAATTCCAGCCGGCGACGCAATGCGAAGAGGGTCTGGATCGCCGCATGCGCCACCTGTTCAGCATCGGAGAGTGAGGCAGCGTCGGGAAAGGCCCATAGCGCGCCGTCGGGCTGCCCTGGCCATCGTGGTTGAAACGCTAGGCAAGCTTCATCCAGCGTCACGACGAAGTCTGCACGTGGTGAGCTCGATTGGACCAACTGGGCCCAACTGCGCGGCGTTAGACGCGCTGGCCTCGGGATGCTCGCAGCGGCGAGAGCGCCCAGAGCGGCAGGATGAGCTGCATCTGCCACATGCTCCGGCTGCCCGCAAGAGAAAGCAACAAACCGCTTTGGACTGAGGTGGGTAAGGCAGGCCTGCGCCAGGACGCTGCGTAGTGACCCCTGCCGTGAGACAAATATGACCGTGACGGGGTTCTGCATGGACGAAGTACTGCGGGATCGAAGGCGACTGGCGCCGACCAAACTCCAACCCGACCCCTCACTTTGAGCCCCGCATTTTACGCGTTGATGATGGAGGCGGCGGGCCTGCTCCGGGGACAAGGATCGCCGCAGCGCGTTTATCCTGTTCGCGTGTCAGGAAGGACTTGTCCCCCGACGCAGTGCGCAACCTTGTGGACAAGTTGCGGGCATATCGGCTGAAGAGCCGGCCCGCCTTGTCTTCGGCTAGCCTGCCTGCTTAAAGGGCAGCCGCTGCGGCCCGGCCTATCAATGACGTTGTGCAAGCTGAACGGCCTTTTCGCGACCAAGGGTCGCGTTCGGAGCCTTGCTCTGCCGCTCCAACTCCTCCAGTGCCTTGAGGCTGTCGGCCACCCCTCGGACGTCCGGATCGTCGGCGCCGTAGCGTGCTTCGAGCTTGTCGAACAAGAGCTGCAACCTAACAAGATGCTTGGACATGAGCTGCTCCTTTTGGTGCAATGCACAAATTCTAGATCGGTGGAAGGCGTCTGGGTGCTGGTATTGCGCCTACAGAAGGGACGCGGGGGCTTCCCATCCGTCTGGCGGCGATCAAGAGTCCTGTCTGCTATTGGCCGAAAGCCGCACATCGCTACCCGCCAAGTCGAAGGGTCAGAAATAGCTGCGGCATCAAGACCAGAGGCACCGCGATAAGAGTTGCCACCAGGATGATGACTGTCTTTAAGAAACCTTCGTCGCCTTTTTTCATTGCTTTCTGCAAATCTTCGATCGGCGGAGAGTGATTTTCACTGAATGTCCGTTTCTGGCTCCGATGGCAGCCGTTCGCAAAGGCCGCCGACGGATGATAGAAGCCCGGAACCCGAAGCGCCGCGAACAATTCCACACCCGCACGACTCTGCGGAGTGGACTCCTCAGTTTTGGGGATTGCATGCACCAGGAGACGGCTACCTGCGCCGGCCCAGCGCGAAGATCATGCCAATAACCACCAGCACGATGATCCAGTGAAGCAAGTGCAGATTCGTCATTGCATGGCGTCCAGCACTGCCTTCAGGTCGCTGAACTGCATGCTGAGGCGCATGGTAGCCGGCCGGCGGTCACTGGCAGCGCAGCCTGAACTGCCGATCCCTCGCCCGCTTGCGCTCTTCCCTGATCTGATCCTGCTGGTAGGCCGGCAACGGCTGACGCGCCGCCGCGTCGAGCCGCTTGATCTGCTCTTCCAGCGCGGCGCATTCGCCCGCCGAGCTGTCGACATTCATCGCCACCTGGCGCTCGTGCTCAGCCGTCCACTGGGCAACCTGGCTGTTGTCACGCAGCGAGGCCGCGCGCGCCTCTGGCGGCATGCCATCGGCGACGTTGACATCAGGGCGAATCTCCACCGAGCCGGCAACCGTCCCACCCGGGCAGGCACCGTCCAAGTAGATCGCCTTGCCATCGCGCCCCATGCACTTGGCGATGACTTGCACGGCCGGGCCAGCCGGCGACGCGGGTGCATCGGCACCCTTGAGCGGCGTCGGCTCGCCGGCCGGTGGCGTGCGTTGGACCACGGCGGGGCGCAGCGGCGGAACAGGCAGGCGCCAGCCAGTCCAAGATGCCGCCAGCGCCAGAGCTGCTGCCAGCACGACAAGCACGCCGCCCGTGACGGCCAACAGGCTCGGAGAATTCGCAGGGCGGAGGTTTCGCTCCCAGGCCTTCAATGGCTCCAGGCGCGTGTCGAGCAATGCATGGGAACTGTCATCCAGGCGCATAGCCCATGAATGTCGATGACCGCTCGCTCAGTCGGGTGCGCAGAAATCGGCGTGCTTGCGCTGTTCCGTTAAATACTGCGCGATTCGTGCGTCGGGATCGCGGCCCCACGCCACAGTCAGAACCAGTGAAAGCCCTTTGCCATCAGTCCGGCCAGCCCGAGCGCCACCGCGATCAGCGCGCCGAAGAGCTGCCGGAAAAAAGCCCGCATACAGCGGGCTTCACTCAATGGGCCAAGGCCACCTTTGACTCACCGCACGTTCCTTGCGATGAAGTAGACGACGCCTGAAAGCAGCGTCCCCAGCGTGATCACCGCGCCGATGATCCGCCAAGTCTGAGCACCGAGTTCCCGGTGCAGATCCTCGCGCGTTGCAGCGGCGTCGAGCTTGGTTTCGATTCGCGTGAGCCGTTCACGCGCCGACAGTGCGAAGGCTTCCAGGGATTCGATGCGGGCTTCCATGGAGCCATTATTGCCGCCGCCTGATCCACCGTCAAAGCGCCGCGCCACCCGCTCCAGGTTTTCGTCGGTCACCAGTTCCAGCGACTTACTCATGCGCTTCACCCCACGCGCGGATCAGGTGGGCCGCATGCTGCCGCACGAAGCCGCACTGCATGCAATAGAGCACCACCACCTCCAAGCCGGTAGGCCCGCGCATTGGCACAAAACCAGGCACCGCGTAGTTCACGCCGGGCGACTGCTCGGGCAGGCGGTGCCACCGGTTTGTCGCGCACGTCGGGCATCCACTATCCGCATGCGCGTGAGCCAGGAAAGCTTGCAGCTGCTCGTCCGAAATCGGCTCAAGAGCTGGCGTTGCTGGATTCACACAGGCCCGCAATTCCGAAGCACTGGGCTGGTGAGGATGCGTCCCCCGCCATCGCACTTCCACTTCACCTTGGTGCCTTTCTTGAGGCTGGCCGCCAAGGCTTCATGCTCGTCGTCCAGCCCGGCGTGGACGCCCATGAAGTCGTTGTCGCCGCGCAGCTGCACCACGATATTGTCGAACGCATCCTTGTCGATGCTGAGGACGGTTCCAGTCACCGCCAGGGCCTTGCCCTTGTAGCGCTGGTCGGCGGCAACCTCGTTGTCGTCATAGGCCTTGTAGAGCTGCAGCGCGCTGACCTCGATGGCGACCGGCTTCGGCGCCGCCTCGATGACCACCGGCTCGCCTCGCGCTGATGCCGTGGAGCCGGCTTCGGCCAGCTGAGGTGCGGCTGCACTCTTCTCCTTCGGGCTGCCGAAGATGGCGGCCAGCACGATCAACACGAAGAACCCGCCCGCCAGGATGCCGAGCCACTTGAACACCTTTTTCATTTCTCTCCCATGGAATAGTTGATTCCACAGAATACGAGCGGACGAAGGGCCCGAGGACTCAGACGATTCCGATATTGCCTTGGCAGTTTCCGATGCTGAGATCCCTGCGCATGCTCACTTTGTCCGGTGCAAGTACGCCCGCACGTCCTCGGCTCGGTCCCCTCCGGCGCGCACTGCGAGCCGCAACTCGGGTTCGGTGCAGCCAAAGGCGAGCATCCACGAACGAACCTCGTGAAGATCGTCCAGGTTGATCCGCCTCTCGTCGGGCGAAATCTTGTTGGTCGTGCGTTAGTCGGTCATTGGCGCCTCCAGTTGGTTTCGCGCCAAGGCTAGGTAGCTGAAGCATGTGCGGGGCCGGTGTTCGCCCAAATCCAATGCCAGCGGCCACTTACCTGTTGCGACTCATTTCGATTAGAGCGACCAGCTCGGCCAGCTTTTCAGCCGGCAGCGTCCAGGCCTGCGGGATGCCCATGCGGTGGAGCAGTGCGCGCGCCTTGTCCTCGGTGGTGGTCGGCTTCGCCGGCGCGGCAGTCGGCTCGTCGAACTCGTCCTCGGGGATGACCTCCAGCTCGGGCCGAACGTAGCCCTGGCCGCCATCGGAACTGGCCGCCTTGGCCGACACCTTCGTGTGCACCAGCCCGCCGGTGGAGGCGGAACTTGGCGCCGATCGGCAGTTCGTTAAAAGTCACGGCCCGTATCGTACCGAGAGGCCGTCCTGAAAGCTTCAAAAGTTGGCACATCGCAGATGCATGTAGCCCCGCGTGCCTTTCAGTGTTCTGGCCCGGTGGCGAAAATCATCGGCTGCCATGACCCATACCGACGATTTCCCAAGCACCATCGCCTACGCTCATCCATCCTCTGGGCTGTACCCAGGCCATGCGGCGGACCAACTCGGGGCGCTCCGAGAGGAGGCTCTGCGCGAGGGCCGCCAAGACGATGCGGATGGCTACGAACACATGATGCGGAGCTTGTCGAGCCGGATGCGCGGCCAACGCGAGGACATATCGCTCACAAAGAAGGCTGCTCTCGCGATCGTGGTTTCCATCGTGCTTGCTTTGGCGGTGCGCTACTTCGTCTGAACAGCACTGGTTGCGAGTCGCGCCAATCAGAAGGCGCTAGAGGCGCCCCTCGCGCATCACTCGGCGTTGTGTTTTGCATGCATATGCGGCCGCTCGCTCCCACCTTGACGCCTCGGCCCGCTGTCGCGCAGCCCGTCAGCTCAAGCGATTCTTGTAAATCACGCCGTCCTTCATGACGAGCAATAGGTTGCGGTCTGGCTCGGCCAGCAACTTGATGTTCGTGATGGGATCGCCATCGACCAGCAGGATGTCAGCGAGTGCACCCTCTTCGATGACGCCGAGCTTGCCCGGGTAGGGGCTTCGCAGACCCGACATCGCAAGCACCTCCGCGTTGTTGCTGGTCGCCATCTGCAGGGTTTCAGCCGCTGAATACCAGCGGACCAGCTTCGCAAGCTGGGCTCCTTGCCGCGTCGCCAGCTTCGCGTCGAAAAGGGTGTCTGTTCCCCACGCTGTCTTCAGCTTGTACTTCTTCGCCAGCATGTAGGCGTTGTCGGTGCCCTGGGTCATTTGCAACTGCTTGGCTCGATTGGCGGAACCTGCGGGGAACGGAGTGGCGTCCTCGTCATCGAGGAAAGGCTGCAGGCTCCAGCAGACGCCTTTCTCAGCCATCAACTTAACCGTGGGTTCGTCCAAGAGCTGCCCGTGCTCGATACTCCTCACGCCCGCGTCAAGGCATTGCCGGACGGCCCGAGGGGTGTAGGCATGCACAGCAACGTAGGTGCCCCAGTTCTCCGCTGCTTCTACGGCAGCACGCAACTCAGGGCCCGAGTATTGCGTGACATCCAGGGGGTCCATGTTGGACGAGACGCCGCCTCCCCCCATCAGCTTGACCTGAGACGCGCCGATCGCAAGCTGTTCGCGCACCCTTTTGCGCACGGTGTCCGGGTCGTCCGCGATGGCCGACGCGCCGATTCTCTCTGCGTAGCCGTAATCGTCCGGACGGGCCGGGATGTCGGTGGGCAAGCGGAAGTCGCCATGGCCACCGCTCTGGGAAACGAACGCGCCGGATGGCCAGATGCGTGGACCCGGGATCAGCCCCGAGTCGATGGCCCGCTTCAGCCCGAAGATCGGGCCGCCCATGTCGCGAACGCTTGTGAAACCCCGCATGAGCGTGTCGGTGGCTTCCTTGCTGGCGGCGATATTGACAAAGCCGATGTCGGCAGTCAGGAGCGCCAGTTGCGGCACCGACGCGAACATCAGATGAGTGTGCGCGTCGATCAGGCCCGGCATCAGCGTACGGCCGCCTCCGTCGATCAGCTTGATGCCTGTATCCAGCGGGGCTCCAGTCGGGCGAACAGACTTGATCTTGTTGCCCTCGACGACCACGGTGAGACCGGAGCGAAGCGATTTCGATACGCCATCGAAGACTTGGACGTTGGTGAAGGCAATCGGCGAAGTGGGAGCTTTGGTCTGGGCCAGCGCACCCTTGGGCAACACGACAGATGCGCCGACTGCAGCCGAGCTCGCAAGGAAGCTCCGACGGGAGAACCCGTCATCGAAACGTCGGTAAAACCGCTTGAACGCACTGCTGTGGCACAAGCACTGGAACAGGCGCGGCTCGGATACTTCCTGCGGTGCAGCTTCTGGCATCTTGGACTCCAAAGGGTGTTCTCGTACTCTATATGAGCCGGATTATTGGGGTCCATGCCGCATCAGGCGGCTTGGTTTGGAGGTCGCGCACGACCGGCATTCAGCGCTGCGGCGGCGCCGCACACCACCCGCAACTGCTCGAGGATCAGGCCCTGCTTCGCCTCCAGATCCTCCACGCTCCCATGCACGCATAGCGCCAACTGCCTTGCCGATGGCTCGGCCGGAATCAGCATGCCGATCACCGCCGCGCCCTTCACGTGCGTGTGCTTGGCGAACACAAAGCCATCGCGGCGCACCTCCCGCACGTGCGGCATCACCTCCTCCTCGAACTTGACCGGATTGCCGGCGGAGCGACGCCACGGCTGATTGATCCGCCGCACCAGGTGCCGGATCGCTTCATCGTCCAACACGCTGAGCAGCAGCCACCCGAGGCCTGATCGAGCCAGCGGCCTGATGCCGCGTTGAAAGGGCACGTCCGAATGCCCTTCGTCTGGCTTCAACTGGTAGACGTACTGCGCGTAGAGGTCGCTCTGCACGCCCAGCGTGACCATCTCCTGCGTGGCGTCGCGCAAGCGCTGCATGGCCGCCAGCACGATGCCGTTTCCGAAGCGCGCCTTCTCCAGCCAGCCGACCATGGCCGGCATGCGCATCGTCGGGAAGTAGGTTCGCGCCGCGTGGTCGTATTCGAGGTAGCCCAGGCGCACCAAGCTTTTCAGGAGCACGGACGCGCTGGAGGGCGGGTAGCCGTGCCGCTCGATGAAGTCCTTAAGGCGCAGCGGCTTGCGCTCCGACTCGAAAAGCTCGAACACCTCGCAGACCCGCTGCGCCGTCTTGATTGCATCCATCGCCACGGCGGCGCACGACTGCGTTTTTGTTCACGTATGTGGAAATGCGCTTGCCCTCTCGCCAAGCGAGCTGCGGCCACCTAGGATTTGAGGGCGCGCATTGGCCTGCCTCATTCATTTGAGCGGCTCCGCGCCGACCAAGAAGAAGAAGCGTTGACGAATGTTAATAAGCGTGAATGGGGAGACGAGTTGCGAATCGACCGAATGGACGTTTCTGGCCGAGAGCAGGAAGCGGAACGCCGAGCAGTGGGCTATTGGCGGGGCATTTATTGGAATGGGCCGACGAGTCTGGCGGCTGTCCAAGCTGGCGGCACGCCTGTGCGCCCAGCGGGCTTGCGCATCCGGCTTGAGCGCTGCCGCCTGAATCTGTCGCTAGCCACAGTCGCTCTTGCGTTGGGCATGTCGCGCAGCACTTTGAAGGACATCGAATCTGGCGATCAGCTGCCCGACGTCCAATGTGTCGCGACTTTTGCCAGCCTAGGCTATGAGGTGCACTTCCTGCTTTGCGGCAGCCGTTTGCCACGAACGGCTGGGGGCTCTTCGAGTAACCGCGCCCAGGAGCTGATCGAGCATTACCGTCAATCTTCCACCGACTCGAAGAGACGCATTCGGGAACTGGCTGTGATCGTTGCGCAGCAAGGACACAGCAACTACGTCAGCTAATCAGGTGCGGGGTTTTGCCCCTGCCGCCAAGCGAGCAGCGCCTTCAATGATCGCCTTTCCTGCTTCATCCGCTGCTTCGAAGTTGGCGAGCAGTGCCGCTTCCTCCGGGGTCAAGGTATCCGGAGCTGTTCGAACGCCTGTGAACAAAAAGTGAAGGTCCAGGCCGCTCTGCGCGGCCTTCATCAAGTAGACCGAATCCGGGCTTCTAAGCCCTGCCTCGTAGTTGAACTGGGCGTCTTTCGACACGCCGCCGACCGCGCCCATGGCGGTCTGCGTAAGACCCAGACGTTTCCGCTCCTCGCGTAGGCGATTTCCGAAGTTCGTTGAATCAAGACTCATCGACTCAAAAGTTCGTGTTTCGACGAACATAATCCCGCCATCTTCTGCAATCCACCATTCCACAAAGCATAGCGCCGCAATGAGAACCACAAAACCGATCGGCCGCGCCCCCAACGGCGTCGTCACCAAGAAGCCCATCCCCCTGCGCCTCCTCCCCGAAGAGCGCGCCGCCGTCGAAGCCCTCGCCGCGCGCGAGCAGCGCTCCCTGGCCTCCACCTGCCGCCTCGTCCTGTTGCGCGGCCTGGTGGCCGCCGAAGGTGCTTCCAGCCCGCTCACCGCCTGACCTTCCCTCTTCGCCCTCGCCTCCCCGCCCATGACCTATCCCGACCCCAAGCGTGTCCGCGACAACCGCCTCACCCTGCGCCTGGATGACTACGAGCACCAGCTCGTGCAGGCCCTGGCCAACTACCAGGGCGAGCAGCTCTCGACGCTGCTGCGCGACATGGTGGTGCGGGAGGCGCAGCAGTTCTTGACGCATGCCCTGAGTCTCGAAGATCGGGCGGCCTGAGCCAAGGCCGCAAGCAGCTGCTCAACCGCGCAAAAACGTCTGCCGAAAAGCAAGCACCCATGCCCGATCACTCCATCCAGCTGAGCGACGACGACCGAGCGCTGCTCGCGCGCGTGCAGGCCCAGCATGGCCTTCCCACGCTGGAATCGGCTGCCGAATGGCTGGTCAAGATGCGCCTGCGCCGCGCGGCCGAGGCCACCGCCGGCCGCCGCCGCGCACTGCGCCTGGTCGCCCGCCGGCCCGGAGGCGCGGCATGAGGCTGCGCTGCCCCCACTGCGGCACGCTGGGCTCCATCCGCTCCAGCGAAGTGGTCTCGGCCACGGTCTCGCGCCAGTACGTGATCTGCAACAACCTCGAATGCGGCCACACCTGGCGCGCCACGACCGAGGCCGACCTCACGCTCTCGCCCTCGGCCACGCCCGAGTCGACGGTGCTGCTGCCCATGTCCTCGCACGTGCGGCGCGATGTGGTCGGCGCGCAGATGCGCTCGGCGCGAATCTTCGACTACTCGCCGCGCCGCAAGGCCAGCGAAACGCGGGACCTGTTCCATGCCGACGGTCCTTCATAGCAGCCGCTGAGCCCGCCTGAGCCCGGCTCAGGCACGGCGCGCCAGCGGCGCCCATCCCCTTTTCCTTCACCCCATGCGGTGCCTGTTCGGAGGCACTGCGGGATCAGCTCATCCCCAGGTTTCTTCATTCAACCCGCCGACCACCTCGATGCCCAGCAACGCCAAGTCTCCCAACCGCCAGTCGGCCGTGCGCCAGCTGCACGCCCTGCGCGACGAGTTCGTTGCGCTCGCCACGCGCGGCAGGTTCGTGAACGCCTCGGCGCGCGAATGGGCTCGGCTGCGCCCCGAGCACCGCATGGCGCTGCTGATGCTGGCCGGCGTCGAAGGCGACCTGGGTGTCCTCGGCGAACGAGCCTGGATGGAAATCGGCGACGCCGAGCGCGTGCAGATCCGCGTCGCCGCCCGGCGCCTGCAGAAAGACGTGCGCCCCCTGGCGGCCCTGGTCGGCTGGTGATGACGATGCCGCGCGCCACTGCCGCCGCCCCCGGCCAGATGTTCTGGTCGCAGATCGGGCGCAAGTCCCGTCTGCCGTGGAACGTGCTCGAGCGCCGCGTGGCACACGGCATGGAGCAGCGCCTGCTCGCCAGCGTGCCCGCGCAGTGGCGGCCCAGCCTGCAGCTGCTGCAGCACGAAGCCGGCGGTGCGGCGGGCTACAGCCGCTACGTGTCGTGGATCGACCGCATGCGCGCCTTCAGCGAGCGCCACGGCGACGTCCTGCACTGGGCCGTCTCGGACTCGACCGTCTGCGACCGGGCCCGCGCCATCGCCGCCGATGTGAAAGAGCTGATGTCGCTGTGGCCGCAGGACCTCGACCTGGCCGAGCGCATGCAGCTGCTGCGCAGCGTGTGCGGCAACATCGACGTGCCGCTGCCCACCGGCAAGACCGCAGAGGGCACCATCGCCCGCGGCTGCAGCGAGCACTGGTGGCGCGCCGCGCTGCGCAAGAAGGTGGCCCGCGTGGTCGAGCACGCCGCCATCAAGCTCGGCGTGGTCCACCGCAAGAACGGCGGCTACGCCAGCGACGAGGCCTGCGCCCGCCGCCGCCAGCAGCTGGAGCGCAACGCCGCCCTGCTGCAGCGCACGCTGGTGCGCAACGAGGCCGGCCAGGTCTACACCCTGGCCGAGCTGGCCGCCGCGTCCGTCAGCAACCGCGACAACCGCCGCGGCGAGCTGATGACGCGCATCCGCGGCTGCGAAGAGTTCGCCGATGCGCGCGGCCATGTCGGCATGTTCCTCACGCTGACCTGCCCGAGCCGCTTTCACGCGGTCCTGTCCGGCGGCAAAGGCCCGAAGGCCCGGCCGCGCCCCAATCCGCGCTACGAAGGCGCCGACCCGCGCGAGGCCCAGCAATGGCTTTGCGACAACTGGGCCCGCACCCGCTCGGCGCTGCAGCGGCGCGGCATCGCGATGTACGGCTTCCGCGTGGCCGAGCCGCATCACGATGGCTGCCCGCACTGGCACGTGCTGCTGTGGTGCGACGACGAAGCCGCCGCGCAGCGCATCGAGGCCACCGTGCGCGACTACTGGCTGGCCGACGCCGGCGACGAGCCCGGCGCGCAGAAGAATCGCGTCGACTTCAAGCGCATGCAGGCCGGCGGCGCGGCCGGCTACGTCGCCAAGTACGTCGCCAAGAACATCGGCGCCGAGGACGGCAGCGACGCCGGCCTGGGCGCGCACCTGGACGGCCTGGAGGTCGACACGCGCGACTACAAGGGCTTCCAGCGCGTCGACGCCTGGGCCAGCACCTGGGGCATCCGCCAGTTCCAACCCTTCGGCCAGCCGCCGGTGGTGGTCTGGCGCGAGATGCGCCGGGTCACCAAGGACCAGATCAACAGCGCCCAGTTGCGCATGGACTTCGGCGACCAGGCCGCCGTCAAGGCCTGGCACGCCTGCCAGCGCAGCGGCCTGGTGCTGGCCGACTGGAACCGCTACGCCCAGGCCCAGGGCGGCATGTGCCGCAAGCGCGCCGCCTGGGCGCTGCGCCCCGCGGTGCGGGTCGTGCCGCAGGTGCAGAACCTCTATGGCGAGGCGATCGACCGCAAGACCGTGGTCGGGGTCGAGCTGACTTCGGGCCGCTGGCTGGTGTCGCGCCGGCAGGGCTGGAAGCGTGTGGTCGACGGTGACGCGGGCGTGCAGTCGGCCGAGCAGCGAGCCGCGCTGGCGCGGCCTTGGACTGGTTTCAATAACTGTACGGCCCGCCTGGGTCGCGAGACCCTTCGCTGCCTGCTGATGGGCGATTTGCCCTGGCCGAAGGTGCACGACAGCACCCTCGACAGCGGCGAACCGCCGCGCACCGCCATCGCGGCCCGCGCGCGACCAGCCCAGAAGCCCGCGATGACCGCCCGCCAGGTCGAAGAAGCGATCCGGCACATGCCCCACGGCAGCCAGATCGAGGTCCAGGCGGCCGCGCCGCGCCCGCCCGTGACCGCACAGAGCCTGGCCGCGCGCTTCACGCCCGAAGTCCGCGCCGCCATGCGCGCCGCGCAGCTGGCCGGCGCCGGCGCCGCGCACTGATCCATCCCAACCACCAGAGACACCGCATGCACATCACCGCATCCGTCCCCTTCCGCTGCCACTACCGGCACGCCGTGCCCGGCCAGGCGCCGATCGCGCTCTTCGTGCAGCTGCGCGCGCGCCACGCCGATGCGGCGCGCCAGCTGGCCGAAGCCGCCATCGGCCGCCTGGTCGACCGCGTCGAGCCGGCGCCGTTCCCCATTTCCTCAACCAACCCCGCAAAGGAGGTCTGACCATGCACGCCTATCACGTGAAGGTCATCGACGCTGACGGCGTCTTTCATCGGTACACCCAGCTGGCGCGCTCGTGCGCGGCGGCTGAGGGCATGGCGTTCGATCGGTTTGGCGATGTGCGGGTGTTGAGCGTGCGGAGGACGGCATGAGCTCAACGCCGAGCATCGTCTTTCCCACCGTGGGCCTGAACAACCCTGCCTTTCGCTACCGCGACCACCTGCACAGCGATGTGCGCAAGACCTTCGCCCGCGTCCGGCGCGAGCGCGCCGAGGCGCAGCGCGAAGCCGACACCGGCCAGGGCCGGCTCGACCTGGGCGGCGGCCTGCAGCTGGTGGCGATCGTGCGAGGTGCTAAGTGAACGCGCGAGTAGCGGCCGAGCCGGCTGCCGGCCTCGGCGGAGCGGCCATCGCTTGGCTGTCGCAGGGCGGCGTGACCTACCGCGCGTGCGAGCTGTGCTTGCACGGGCGCGCCAGCGGCGAGGTCTTCCTCTGCAACAGCCCGGCCGCGCAGCTGGGCGGCGGGCCGGAGCGTGTCGCGGCCGCGCGCGCCGTCGACGGCTCGTGCGGGCCGAACGCGCGGCATCTCGAAATGCAGGCCTGGGCCTGATCCAACCGATTTTTCAGGGAGCAAAAAAATGGACACCGTCGAAATCGAACGCCCGCGGCAAGCGGGCAAGTCAGCCGCACGCCGCGCGCTCATCATCGCCCTCACCGGCTATCCCGACGTCGGCAAGGACACCGTCGCCGGCATCCTGGCGCCGCGGCACGGCTTCCGCCGCATCGCCTTCGCGGACGCGCTGCGCGCCGAAGTCTGCGAGGCCTGGCGCATCGACGAGCGCATGCTCACGCATCGCCCGACGAAGGAGCTGCCGCTGCCGGCCCTGGCCGCCGGCATGTGCGGCGATGCCGCTTTCGCACGCTGGTGCGCCGACAGCGGAGAAAGCCTCACCGAGCCGCGCAGCCCGCGCTGGGTCATGCAGACCTGGGCCACCTTCCAGCGTCGATTCAGTCCCGCCTACTACGCCCGCCTGGTGGCGCGCTGGATCGATCGCCAGGTCGGCAGCGGATGGAACCGCATCGTCGTCTCCGACCTGCGCGACGAGGTCGAGGAAGAGATGCTGCGCGCCATGGGCGCGAAGGTGATCCGCGTGCATCGCCTCGATGCGCGCCGGCTCGACGGCGCCACCGCCGCGCACATCAGCGAGGAGCACGGCCGGATTCAGGCCGACGCGGACATCGTCAACGACGGCAGCCTGGCGGCGCTGGCAGAGATCACGCTGGAGTGCGTGACGACGTTGGAAGGCAGCGCGGAATGAAGCCGATCGAGATCCGCCATTTCCATGCGTTCGTCGGCCTCGGCGGCGGCGCCAAGGGCTTCAACAAGTCGAACCCGCGCGTCGGCAACCTGCAAGCGAAGTTCCGCTGCATCGGCGGCATCGACGTCGACCCGGCGGCGATCCGCGACTTCGAGCGCCTGGTCGGCGTGCGCGGCACCGTGCTCGACATGTTCGATCGCAGCCAGTACCAGGACTTCCACGACCGCCAGCCGCCGCCCGCCGGATGGGTAGAAGCGACCACGGCCGACATCCACCGTGCGGCCGGCAATGAACGCCCGCACATCATCTTCCTCTCGGCTCCGTGCAAGGGCTTCAGTGGCCTGCTGCCCGAGGGCAAGAGCAAGACCGACAAGTATCAGGCACTCAACCGCCTGACGCTGCGCGGCGTGTGGCTGATGCTCGAAGCCTGGAAGGACGATCCGGTCGAGATGATCCTCTTCGAGAACGTGCCGCGTATCGCCACGCGCGGCCGCCACCTGCTCGACCAGATCACCAGCCTGCTGCGCAGCTACGGCTACGCCGTGGCCGAGACGACGCACGACTGCGGCGAGATCGGCGGCCTGGCGCAGAGCCGCAAGCGCTTCCTGCTGGTGGCGCGGCACATCGAGAAGGTGCCGCCCTTCCTCTACGAACCAGAGAAGCGTCCGCTTCGCGCCGTCGGCGACGTCCTGGGCCGCATGCTGCTGCCGGGCGACCTGCGCGCCGGCCCGATGCACCGCATCCCGGCGCTGCAGTGGAAGACCTGGGTGCGGCTGGCATTCGTCGAGGCCGGCAGCGACTGGCGCAGCCTGGGCAGGCTGGCGATCGAGAACGGCCACCTGCGCGACTACCTGCTGGTGCCGGACATGCACAACGGCGCGCTGGGCGTGCGCGACTGGGCCGGGCCATCCGGCGTGGTTGCCGGCGCGAGCAGGCCGCACAACGGCTCGTACTCGATCGCGGACCCGAGGTTCGACCCTTCCGCGAAGTGGCGCGACGGGCAGGCCTACGGCGTTCGAAGCTGGGCCGCGCCCATGGGGACGATCGGCGGCCAGCAGAACCCCGGCCAGGGCGCGTTCACCGTCGCCGATCCGCGCGGGCCGCAGGATCGCAGACTGTTCTCGAAGTACGCCGTGTCGCACTGGGAATGCGGCACCGGCACAGTGATCGGAGGCGATGATTCGGGCGCGTACGCCATCGCCGACCCGCGCCACGCCGGCCCGCCGAAGCACTCGAACGAGTTCCGCATCGTGCCGTGGTCCGAGGCGAGCCGCGCGGTCACCAGCGCGCACGGCACCGGCCAGGCCGTGGCCGATCCGCGCCCGGTCGGCGAAGCCTTCGCGAAGTACGGAGTGACGCCATACGAACAGCCCAGCGGCACGGTCATCAGCGGAAGCACCAACGGCCAGGGCGCATTCGCCGTGGCCGATCCGAGATCCGGCATACAGCGCGGGAAGGGAGACCACTACCTGACGGCCGGCCACTACGGCGTGATGCCCTGGACGAAGCACGCATGCGCCGTCAGCGCTGCAGCGGCTCACGACAATGGTCGCTGGAGCGTCGCGGACCCGCGTATGCCCGACGCGGCGGACAAGCTGGTATGCCGCATCCGAGCGCTCGACGGAACCTGGCACCGACCCTTCACGACACTCGAGCTGGCCGCGCTGCAGTCCCTGGTCGAGCCCGAGGAGCACCTCGAGCTGGACGGCCTCAGCGATCAGGCGTGGCGCGAGCGCATCGGCAACGCCGTCCCGAGCGATGCAGCCGAGCAGATCGGCAATGTCATCGGCACCACGCTGCTTCTGGCGTGGAGCGGCGAGACCTTCATGCTGTCGTCGCAGCCGATCTGGGTGCGCGATGTGGCTGTGGCATTGAGCATTGCAGGAGGAGCGACCAAATGACAGCGCAGAAAATCCTCGTGACCGACAAAGAGGCCGCCGCCATGCTCTCCATGGGCAGGTCGACCTTCTGGCGCCAGGTCGGCGCCGGCGTCCTGCCCGCGCCGGTAAGGATCGGCGGCCTCACGCGCTGGCGCGTGGCCGAGCTGCTTGCCTGTGTTGCTCCTCCAGCCAGTCCGACCACCACTGCATCAGCTCACGGCGCTGCTTGAGGTACTGCGCGCGGTTGTAGGCCGCGCGCACCTCGTCACTCTCCTGGTGCTGCAGCTGCCGTTCGATCACATCCTTGTCGAACGGTGAATGCTCGTTGAGCACGGTCGACGCCAGCGCGCGGAACCCGTGCGCCGTCATCCGGCCCTTGTAGCCGAGGCGATAGAGCGCGAACAGGAACGTGTTTTCTGAGACCGAGTGACCTGGTCGCAGAGGCGAATCAAGCACCAGGTCGGTGTGCCCGGTGATCGGGTCCAGACCCGCGACGATTTCACGCGCCTGCCGCGACATCGGCACGATGTGCGGCAGCCTGGCCTCCTCCTCGCCCTTGACCCGGGCTGCCGGCACCACCCAGATGGCGCCCTCTTCCTTGAATTCGGAACGCCTCATGCCGCGCATCTCGCCCACACGCACGAAGGTGTGCGCGAGCAGGCGAAGGCCCTGGCGCGTGACCGGCTCGTCGTAGCCGTCGATCGCGCGCAGCAGCTGGCCGGCCTCCTCGGGCGGGATGCTGGCCATCGGCTTCTTCACCTTGCGCACCTGCAGCACCCGGCTCAGATTGGCCGCTCCGTGGTGCTGGATGTACCCAAGATCCTGAGCGTGGGCGAAAACCGCCGCAATGCGGCCGGCCACGCGATGCGCCGTCTCGACCTTCCCGCCGGCCTGGGCAGCCCTGACCACCTCTACCAGCTTCGTGCGCGGGATCGAATCGATCGGCAGCGAGCCAATGCTCGGGAAGGCATAGCGCTCAAGCGTGTTCTCGACCTGGCCCTGGTGCTTCGTGTTCGACAGGCTGGGCAGCTTCACCTGCAGCCATTCGGCGGCCGCCTGCTTGAAAGTCCGGACTTCGGCGACCGGCGGCGCGGCCGGAACGCCTCCAGGCACCCTGTCCCGGGCCTGCGCATGCGCCTTGCGCGCCTGGGCGAGGGACAGCGCCGGGTACATGCCGTAGGTGCGCGTTTTCTGCTTGCCGGCCACCATGTAGTTGGCGCGCCAGCTCTTTCCGCCAGCCGGCGTGATGAACAGGTACAGGCCCTGCCCATCGGTCAATTTGTATCCCTTGTCGCGCGGCTTGGCCGCGTCGACCTCCTTGATCGTCAGACCCAT